TGCAGATTATTTTACGGTAGGTAGTGATCCTGGTGGATATGGTTATGTAACCAGATATCAACAAGGTGTTACTCTAGTTGATATGTCTATCAAAAGAGTATCGAGTGCTACATCTGTTGGTTCAAGTGGTGCTGCATATTCTGCACCACAACCTGTATGGTCGGGTCCGATACCTAGACCAATTGGTGCAACATATGATGGTACTACTGCTGGATCACATACAAACCCAGTTCTATCAAGTCACCCACAATACGGTTCATACTCATCAAAGAAGAATTGGTATTCTTATAATGGTACTGCTGGTATGATAGGTCAGCAAACTGCTGCTGATGCTGTTGCTACTAACTTGTTTACTTCTGGTGATAATACTTCATCTAAAACTTTTGGTACTTGTTTGGATCATAATAATGAATACCATGAACAACAGGGAATGCACTCACACTATACATTTGAAGTTACTATGAATGCTGGATATTTGAAGGCTCCAACTATTGTACCAGTAGATGATATTAAGATATCAAGTTCTCTGTCTGGTACTGCAAATACTATAGCAGCACAAAACATTCCATCAGCACTAAATATTAATGTTGATATGAAAACTCCTTCTTTGAGTATGATGTATCTGATCAGGGCATTCTAAATGAAGCATTATCAAAAAGAAAAATCAAAACTAGGTAATGCACCAGGTACTATAATTAACTGGTCTAGTCCTATTGTTGATCCAGATCCAAATACAGTTGCAAACATAAAAGATCTACCAGCAGGTTATTTAAAATGTGATGGATCTGTTTATAGTAAAGATTTATACCCAAGACTAGCAGAAATACTTGGAACAGGTGCTGGTAGTATATACAAAAAAGAGAACACAACCTTATCTGATAATCAATTTCAATTACCTGATCTAGGTTCAAAACATATTCAGGCATCTGCTTCTGGTAACGTAGGTATTACTAATGATGCTACTAAAATAAGTGGTACTGGTGCTAATTCTACAGTAGTTAAGAAGGCTGGTGTTGGTGTAGAAATTACTTCTAATGTTGGTGAGAATGCTACAGTTTCATTTAACGGTGTATTTACTGTACCTCAACAAAATTTTGCATTAAATGGTAATATAGGTTGGACTATTCCTACCATAACAGAGACTGAAGTTGTAGGTGCTGGTGATTTTGGACCTCACATGCATCATACTAGTATATTTTTTGTTGCTGTTAAGGATCACCCAGCTTATCCAAACCTCTCTAGACCATCATATTTGAGAGCACAAGATACTAGTTGGACAGGTAGTATAAATCTGACTACTTGTAATGGTAGGGCATATGAATATTATACAACAAAGAATGGTATAGGTGGATTAGGTAACTGTTCATGGAGATGTACTGATTGGAATAAGTATTTCATGGGATATGCTACTGGTGGAAGTAGAACTGCTGGTAGTGTAACAGCAACAGCAACAGCACTACCATCACTTTGGAATCCTACATTAACAGTAAATGATTATACTGCTACATCATGGCCAAATGTAATTTCAATTCCTATGGGTGAAGCGTGGGCATATGATACTAGAACAGGTGATGAGGGTGGAGGAATTACATATCCTGCTGCTAGAAATGCTGTGATGTCTAGTGAATCCCCACCAGGATCTGAAACAACAGATTACACATCACATAGTCATAGAATATCACGTGAGTATGGAGATACTACTTACTCAGCTACTACTGATGTAGCAACTGTAAGACCTGATGGGTTGCAAGCAGATGTTAATCTAAGGGCAAGCAATGTGATTAAATTTGATGATGTTGTCTCACCATATATCGTTCTCGAATATCTAATTAAGTTCTAATGCCTATTTTCGCTAACAAAAGAGATCAGGGTTTATATAACCATCACTACTCTGATACTAAAGCAGACCTAGGTGCTCCTATTGGGTCAATTATTGCTGTCTATGTAGATGATCATAGTAAGGATAATGTTATTGATAAAGATAAGTGTGCATATAATTATCCTGGTTATGTCTACTGTGAAGGACAGGACTTGAACATATCAGATTTTCCATTATTATATGAGGTGTTGGGTAATAAGTATGGTGGTGATAATAATGTAAACATAAAAAATTGGAATGGTACAAAGACAGGTAGAGCAGGTCATACACCAGCAAGTACTGATCTAGGTACGTTTAAACTACCTGATCTAAGAATGAAAAGAATTAATGGACCTGGTGGTGTAGATGGTGCTGGTTCAATAACACCTGATGATGCTGCTATGGTTGTAGGAAACATGGGTGGCGAATGGTATATATCACGAGCAAGACAGTTAAATGAATATAGTTTTGGTAGTGCTAGAGTTAGTGGTTATAGTCAGGTTACAGCATTTATCACTGGAACACTATCAGGTAATGCCACTTTAGAGATTGGACCTTTAGAAGAGAAGCAATTAACAGGTCCACCACCACATAGTCATACAGTTCTTATCAGTGAACAAGATGGTAGGCAAACTATGTCTGCTGGTTCAGAAAATAATTATGATCAGCAGAAAGGATATGAAACTGGTTCTGGTGCGATTCTTGATTATGCACCTACAAGAGGTACTGCTGCAGCACATACACACTGGTTAGCGTTAGACAGACCAGTTAAGAGTGGTAGTGATGCATCACTGGATACACCAAAGGACATGTATTCATATGATATAGCAGAAGACTATGCTAATGAACATACTAGTTCAACACCTACTGAAGCTGAAGGTCAGGCAGAATTTACTACAACTAAAGGAGTTAATACATCATATCAATGGGTTGTACCTACTGGAGTAACTGAAATATCAGTTCTTTGTATTGGTGGAGGAGCTGGTGGTGGCGGTGGTAATAAAGGTGGAGGTGGTGGTGCATTATCATGGATTAGTGGAATGGTTGTAGTACCAGGAACAAATTATAATATTGTCGTAGGTAAAGGTGGTATTGGTAGTACCACTGATATAGCTACGAATGCTCATAGGGGTGGAACATCTTATTTTAATGATATTAGTACATGTTCTGCTGGAGGTGGTGGTATAGGAACAGTTGGATCCACTGGAGGTGGACTTACTGACGCATCAACACGGACAGGTGGTACTACTAATGGTGGTGGTAAAGGAGGAGATTCTACTACTTATGGTGGTGGTGGTGGAGCTGGTGGGTATGCTGGAGATGGTGGAGGTGGAACATCAAAAAATGCCCCATCTGGATCTGGTGCTGGTGGTGCTGGTGGTGACTACAACCTTGCTGGAGGTGTATCAGGTGGTGCTGGTGGCGGTGGCGTAGGTAAATTAGGTATAGGTGCTGATGGTATTGGTGGTAATAGTGCTACTACTACTTACAGTGTAATATCAGGAGGTCAGGCAGGTTCAGGTGGTTTGAATGGTGAGAATACAGCATCACCACAGTCACGTACAAAGAATTGGGTAGCAGTAAATGCTAGTAATATATCATCTGGTAGTGCTGCTGTATGGTCACAGTTTCTGTTAGATTATGGAATATACCCTGCTGTACAAAATATGAGTACAGTTGATCCTTACCTAGGACAAGCACAAACAGGTGGTGCTGTGTTGGATGTACCTGCTGGTGGTATTGCATCTGTTACTATAGAGATGGCTTGTGATAATAATGGTGTGTTCAGTTGGTTAGCACCTAATGGTAGCACATTAACAACACAATCATTCAGCTCAATAACCACTCCTACACCTAGCACACCATCAACGTCTGTTACATTAACAAGTCTTGCTGAAGGACCACATATTATTACATTCCAAGTAACTAATGTAAGTGCTGCTAATAATAATTGGGATCATAACCCTGCTGGTATTGCTTGGCAAATAAAAGATACAAGTACAAATGCAGATCTTTTAAATTCAAGGTCATGTACTGGTGGTACTACAATATACAATGATGCATTTGGTGGGGATGGTCAGGGATATGGTGCTGGTGGTGGTGCAAACTATCATCATTCATCTAGTGCTGTAGCATCTGATCCTGGTGATGGTGGTAATGGTCTTGTAAGAATTATATGGGGTGCTGGTAGATCATTCCCTAGTGCTGCTGGTGATGTTAGTGGAACAAACTACTCAGGTGGTGGTAGTCATGATGCTTACCCACAGGACGGTGGAGCAGATGCACCGTGGGGTATTAACAAATGGAATGATAATAAAAATAATGATCTAGGGAAGAATATTACCTTCATCAAAAAGGACAACATGAGTGTTACACCTTCTGATGCTGGTATTACAATGAACGAGGGTACACTGACTATGACTGGTGCTGAGTCAATAAGTGTTGCTCCTGCAATAGTACCTAGACAAGCAGTGCCTCTTGTGCTAAAATACTTTAGGGTTAAATATTTGATAAAAGCTTATTGATTAAATTATGTCTATAACTGGAACAGGTGCGTCCAACTACATGGAGATGGTCACGCCTATTATACCTGTCAATATGATGGGTCAGAAAGCTGAGTTTGATGATTTCATTGCGGTTTGGCCAAATTTTGTACCATCTGCATTTTGTAATGATCTTATTCATTTCTTTGAGAGATGGGAGGAGGGTGCATGTGAAAGGAATATGAAGAGGGATCTCAAACCATTAAATCATTTTGTTGGTGAAGCAGATGCAATGGTTGGTGAAGATCAGTTTCCAGACAAAGCAGCAGGAAGGAAAGACTATGCTATCATGCTAGACAATCTGGATGCAATGATGAATGCACGTGTTAATCAATATTTACAAGCAACCCTTAATCATTATTGTACTGAATACTCTGCACTATCTAAAGTACCTCTTACATCATGGACTTCAAAGATGCAGAAAACACCTGAAGGTGGTGGGTATCATGTATTTCACCACGAGAATGGTTCATGGAATGAAAAGAATAGAGATTTAGTTTGGACAATATACTTAAATGAGGATTTTGAGGGAGGAGAGACAGAGTATTTGTATCAAAAGAGAAGAATTAAACCAACTACAGGTACAATTTGTATATTTCCTGGTGCATTTACACATACTCATAAGGGTAATCTAGTACTTAAAGGAACTAAATACATAGTAACAGGATGGTTCTATCAACAACCAGTGTAACATGGAATTAAACAATAACACATTAATTATTAGTGGTGCTACTAGACAAATAACACGTGGTGGCAATACTCAGACAATATCTGATACGAGTTGGGATACTTATATCGTACCAGTATTATATCCTTTATGGTCTGCTGATAGAGATAAGTTAGTAAGGTTTGAATATAGTAATGGTGCTAATGAAACATGGAAATGTGATAAGCAGAAGTATGTACGTAATCATACTACTGGAGTATATTATTGGAAAGACTATGAGTTTACAGAACCAGATATAGACACTGTAAGAACAATGGTTGCTGCTGCAAGAGAAGCATTTGATGCAGCTCTATCAGTAGTAGAAACTGATGTTAATAGTACGGTCAATAGAATTATAGAGAAGGAGAAAGGTTTATCATTAACCAGAATTAAAATCTGGAGAGACTTCTTGTTGCATACATCTGACTGGACAATGTTAGAGGATGCACCTGTTACTGCTGATGAGAAAGCAGACTGGAAGACATGGAGAACTGCAATACGTGCATTACCTGATCAGTTTGAAGCTGCTGGTACTAATCTAGTTCAGAGTATCAAGATACCTATTGATCCAAAGGTTTACAAAATCAACTTTTTGCCCTATAATAGTGGAGTTGCTTATCTATCTACTGACGAGCAGTATTGTGATTTCCCTGGTACACCAGATGCCGAGAGAAAGATGGATCAAGCGATGTTAGAATATATTAGAGTTGCTGTTAGAATTAAAGCACCTACTACAAAGGGATTTAATCTCAATATACCTGGTATATCACATATGACTGATCCAGTTGATGAGTTAATCAAACAGATAGAACTAGAACAAGCAATAGTTGATCAAATGAAAGGAAGCTAGTGATCCGAAGAATGAGTTGGTTGTCTACTGTTGTCTGTGATAACATTAGCAACTTATATGATTGTAAAGAATTTCGTGATGGTAAGGCTACTGGTAGTCCTAATAGGTTTATCAAACGTAACCAAGAGATGATCGATGACGATGGAGCAGCATCAAAACTGTTTCAAGATCAGTGGTGGAACTCTGATTTCGCCAAGCTTATCATGGTTAGAAGCATTACAGTACCAATGTTCATTAAATATGTTGCTGGTGAGAAGGATCCACTAGACCAATCGGTTGGTGGATTTTATAATTGGCACAATGATCTGCCTATCATGGGTAAAACTGATGGTAGTTCACTTAGATCAGATTATGTTATGGTAACTGCTATCAATGATTGCACTGAGTATGAAGGTGGTGGGTTGATGGTTAGATATGGTACTGAAACATATGAGTTTAGATTACAAAAGGGTGAATGTATATTCTTTGATCCAAATCTATGGCATTCAGTTAATCCTGTAACTAAAGGTGAACGTAGAGTATCAGTCATGTGGGTTGAGACACTAGTACAAGATGAGTTTGTACGTGAGTTGATATATGATTATGAAGATATGACTAC